TTAATGCTAACAGGGTCTATATCTGCTCTGCTTGTGCCATTGCCTAATACAAAAGACACAGGATTTGTAGATCGAAGATGATCTAAAATTGGTATAGTAGGTTGTGATGATTGTGATAATTGTAATGCTATCTTTTCTGCTTTTGCAGCAGCTTTAAGAAGTTTGTATTGAGCTTTGGTGTATAGATTTTTATCTATCTTCGCCATTAGACACCGACATCAGCTTGAGCAGCTATGCCATACATTTGTCTAACAAATTCTAATTCACCGGCTTTTTCAGCAGTGTGTAACTCACTTGCTTTCCTAGCACGATTAATCTGACGCAATGTAAGACGTGTCTTGCGGGAGTCGTCTCTTTTAACAACACTGTCGTCGTACTGAGGATCATATCGATCATCCTCAGTAGGCTCAATTGTTTCTTTGTCGAAATAAAATAATTCTCTTAGTATCATATTGTATTTATATCGTTTGGTCGGCTGTTGGGGCCGCTGCGTCAGCGCCACCGCCAGTTGCTGTTTCTGGTGGAGCTGCGTCCCCGCCCATTTCAATATCACCATCCTCTGGTGCAATATCTTCTGCACCGTCAATGTCTGCACTAATACCAGCACTACTAATACCAGCACCGCGCATCTCAGCACTTGCATCTTCTCCGCCAGCATCTAAGTTCTCTTCGTTCTCTTCACGCCACAACCGTTCATTCTTTGCAACCTCTTCTTCGCTCATGCCTAAGAAGCGCATCATAGCAAATCTATTTGAAATATAAGGTATTGAACTCATTTGTGTAAATGTTGGCACTCGAGCGTTATCTAGTTCTGACTGCCTATAAGCAGCGAAGTTCTGCGGGGTCTCAAACTCTAAGTCAAACATTGCTGTATCAATATTAACGCCCTTTTCAAGTAAGTAGCGTTTAAACTCTGTATTAAACTCTTCTACAATTAAACCTTGTAAACGTTCGCAATATGTATTAAATCTTAATTCTTGAATGTATGCTGTGCCGACTCGTCCGTCATTGTATGAACTAGATGCGTCATCAGCCCCGGTTGGTAAGTAGCTGCTAGGAATTCGTAAGCCACGTACAAGCTTATTAGTAAAATATCTAAGGTCATCAATTTCTCCTAAGTTAGTACCACCTGGAAGTGTTTCAACTTTAGACCCGCGGCCCTCAGCTGTTTGCGGAAAGAAGTAGTCTTCATTAATTGACAACGGATTATAAGAACTGTCTATGACATTAGTGCCTCCGCCAGTCGACGATGGAATACGTCTTTGGTGTATTTCCGTTTTAACACGTTCTACAAATTGCATTGCAAGATGCGAAGGCATGTTACCCACATCAACGTAGAATACTCTGCGCTCAGGCGCACGTTGTACTCGATAGATAATAATAGCATCTTCAAGTAATTCTTTTTGTTTAAACACTTTAAAAATAATTTCAAGTAAGCTGTTTCCAAAAGGAAAGTTATTATCTAGTCCTTCTGATAAACTTAAATGCAATACGTGCTGTGCATCAATAGCAACTTCAGTTTCGTCTGTGCTAAAACGAGAACCAGCTGCACCTGTTGCGCCTCCAGTCATTCCTCTAGCGCCGCCAGTTTGATAGTTTGCACCAGCACCGCCCATATTACCATTAGTAACATGAGGACTAGTAGCTACCATTTCTTTAAAGTTTAGATTTACATCTTTAATAACGTATTGCTCAGGCACTTTACCTTCACTTTCGTTAACAATAATACGTGTTAGTTTTGCAGGATCAACATGAAACAGTTTTTTAGTTTCTGGATCTCTAAGAAAGATTGCATCACCGTACTTAAATACGTTACGGAATGTTCTAAACATTCGTGTTTCAAAATTGTTTAGTTTACACCACTGCTTTAAGTACTGACCTAAAATATTAATTTCGTTGTTAGAAGCGTCTTTATTAAACTTAAAATTAAAGTTAGTACCGTTTTGTTTATTCTTTTGTGTACAAAATTCAGCAAGAATATCAAGTGCAGCGTTAACTTCACTATCTAAATCCATAGTATTGTATTGTCCGTACCGCTCAACTCTATTTGGAGAGCCTACATACACATCTGGAAGATATGAACTATAGTTTGATCGTGCAGGTCCCGGTCGCCCAGCTGCACTAGAACCGCTTATAGGTCCATAACTGCCGTTTGGGTTATCACCTGTTTGTACGGGTGTAAAATGTTTTTTCCAGCTCATACTCTACCTATCCCTGCCATTAAATTACCATTGCTTCTAGCACTTTTTAGTTGTTTTTCACCTGTTCTGGCCTGTGTACTATTTATGCTTACTAATTGTAACATAGTTTGGTTCAGAATGTCAAGTTTTTGTTCTAACGAATTAGCACCTTGAAGTTGTGTTTGCGCTTGGGCTACAGTAGTTTTTGCTAGTTCAGCTTTCTGTGACCTATTAGCAATCTCTGGCAGTCTGTTTAATATATTTTTCATGTTTGGTATGATGGCTCCGTCAAACCCGGCTATCATAGTTTCCGGGCCTTGCTCACCAACTTTAATATGTTCGCCTGCTGTTACATTGCCGCCTAGCGCATTTGCTGTTGGGTTAGCTGCGGTGCCGATCTTTTGCTCTGGTTCAGAGCCTATGATTTTACCAAACATTCTAGTGATGAAATTTCCGTTGCTGGTATCAATATCAGCGTCGTCTGCTGCGTTAGCCATTGCGGCTTCTGCAATATAGTCGCTATTAATTTTAACAATATTGACCTTAAGCGAGTCTTCATCAAACATACCTGCCGGAAATTGAGAAACAAATGCTGCTTGGTCTTCTGAGCTGAGCGATTGGGCGTCAATCATTTGTTTCTCAGTAGGTGTTCCGTTTACCGGACCAACCATTTCAAGAGAGCCTGATCCCGGAATAGCTCTTAAACTGTTTATAAAGAGGTCTGCTGCACCTCCAACAAAAGTGTCTAAGGTGCCAGCAGCAGATTCTAATAATCTGCTTACTTCAGAGTTAGTTCTAATTTGATCGCCTAACGCCATATTAACTCTACTTGCTGAATTTGCTAAATCTAAAGTAGCTTTGTTTATTGCTTGTTGTGGTCCTTGGAACTGGCCAGTGCCGTTTTTTTGTTGAATCATATCATCAGTGTATTGTTTAATAACTGCGGAGTATGCCTGTTGATAACTTAACGTGTCGCCCAATACTGCACCTTGTCCTTCAGCATAAGCATGCATTTGATTTATTAGCGGGCCAGTTGATTCTAACACATCTGCTTGACTTTTAGCAATGCCTGATATTTGTCCGTATGTGCCCATTGTAAGATTTTGCACACTATCGCCCGACCGGATTCCGGCTGCAACAGCTTGATTTGCTAATTCTTCTAGCCGAGCTTTCTTAGCAGCGGCGCCCATTGATGATGCGTTAACATCTGCCATTTGTTTAGCAAGTTGAGCAGCTTCTTGATTGTTTGCCATATAGTGCCGAGTCATCTCACTCATTGGCACTCCTGTCTGTGTCATATCTTGGAATAGTGCTTGAAGTTGTGGGCCGCCGGCTGCAAGTGCTGTATAAGATGCGTTGAAGCCTTCCTGTACTCCTTCAATTCCTCGTTTTTCTAATAAACGTAGCTTAGACTGTGTAGCACCATCACGCTGGGCGTCAACTAACTGATCTTGTTGTTCTTTAACACTCTTTCCAGTAAGCTTCGCCATTACATCCATGCTTGATGCAAGTTGTAGTGCTGCTGCTATTTGTGCCTCGGTGCCCATGCCGTCGCGCCTAGCTTGTCGATCTAATAATTTCATGTTAGTCATTAAGAATTCATTAGCTTCGCCAACAGTGTAACCTAAATTTAGAAAACCGTTGATCACATCGCCGTCTTCAAACATTGCTCTACTAAGTGCAGTAAATTGCTTTACACCGCCGTTAACACCGCCGTTAAAACTTGATAATGCTGCTGCGTTGTTTCCAACTAACGCTCCAAATTCGTCAAATCCCATGCGAGTTTCTGCTGCTGACATTCTTAATAGACCTAAATCAGCGTTAAACCCAGCCCCTACTTTACTTAATCCTTGAAATGCAGTGTTAGTATTATCAATGTAACTAACAATACCACTAAACGCTGTGCCTAGTAAACCTAAGTTTTTAGTAAGAGTTTCAGTAAAGTCACTTACTTGACCGCCGCCTTTAACTAGTGCTTCGCCTAATGCTTTGCCACCTTGTGCGATTGCGTCTACTGCAACCCTGCCGGCTCTATTGTTTCCGCCTGAAGTGTTTCCGCCGAATTGGTTGCCGGCGCCAGAAGACTTAAAGCCAGCAGTAATAGCGTCAGTAATTTGTTTTAATTCGCCTTCTTCCATTTACTATATTCCAGTTCTGAGTATTTTAAAAATATCTGATATAAATATTTGTATGTATATATTTAGCGGAATTATAATATGAGTAGTTTTTTACAAAATCACCAAAGACAGCCTAAACTGTTTGTGGATTTACCTAGTAAAGGTAAATGGTACACAGATAGTTGTTTACAAGATATGCAATCCACTAGTGTTCCGGTATATGGTATGAATGCAATGGATGAAATTTTGTTTAAAACGCCAGATGCATTGTTTACTGGCCGAGCAACAGCGGAAGTAATACACAGTTGCATTCCTACAATTTTAGATCCTTGGGAGCTAGTAGGTTACGATATTGACTTTATTCTTATTAGTATGAGAATATCGACATACGGCGACGATATGCCAGTTACTACTAATTGTCCAAAATGCAGTACAGAAAATCAGAGTAGAATTAGTTTAGGAAAATTATTAGAAGGATTTGATAATTATCCACTAGACTTTAAGTTTGAAGAAGGAGGCTTTGAATTTAATATACGTCCTATTACGTATAAGAAGACTTCGGAATTTAGTATGCAAAATTATGCGTTACAAAGAGAACTTTGGCAAGTACAACAAATAGAACGAACAGAAGCTAATGCATTAGATCTAGAAAAGAAATTGCAAGATGTATATGCAAGAACTTCTTTGCTAAACTTAGAGCTTGCAGTATCACATATTGAATCAATAGCTAAAGACGGAGAAATTGAATCTGACTTAGAAGAAGTTTCAAATTTTATAAAAACTTCTGACATGGCGTTTTATGCAAAACTAAAAGATAAGATTTTTGAACTTACGCAAAAATGGAATTTTCCATTATTTGATGTTGTTTGTGAAAACGAAGAATGTAATCACAAATACAAAACTAATTTGGATATTGATTATTCAAATTTTTTCGGAGTCAGCTCGTTAAACTCTCGGAACCTGATATAATCCAACTTGCTGACGATTTAGAAAGAGAGATAAAACAGATTAAAGATAACAGATACCGTATTGGATGGTACATGCGTGGCTCATTTACGTATAACGATTTAATGTACAAAATATCACACGATGATTTAGAAGTTTTAAATCAAATTGTTAAAGATAATATCGAAACAACTGAAAAAACTAGAATGCCTCTTATGTAGGTGTACCTAGTTTTTTATCTAATACTTCTTTTGCGTTTGATGTAGTAATACCGTTTTCTTTAGCCTTCTTAAGAGCTGCCTGTATTTCTTTGTCTCCTACAACAAATTCTTTGCCTGCCGCAGCTAATGTAGACTGTGTAGATTCTGATTCAGCTAAACTTGTTTCTCTAACATAATTTGCGCCCACAGCTCGAGCATAATGAGTTGCCATGTTGTGAGTAAATTGCGGATCAAACACATTTGCTAACATATA